ATAAATATTCTTTCCCACATAGCCTCGACAACTTTTTTACCGTCACTTACACTTATTTTTAAATCTGCTGCATGAGGTTTTAATAATTCCTGCCATTTTTCAAATATCTGATAATATAGAGGGTCTCCCGCCATTAATTTATACATTGTGTTAGAATCTAAATCCTTTGAAGCTCCTAAACAATAATGTCTTTTGTTATCTTTTGAATAATATATAATAGAATCAGTTCCTTGGCATCCCCTAGCTTTAAATCCTTCAAATACTTTGTCTTTTTGGATAGATTCCTTAATAGATCCTAAAAGATCAAATCCACCTATGTTTAAAGTTTTTATAGCTATTTCATAACATTCTTCTAATTCTGTATTTTTTATGAATAGATCATGTTTAGCACATATGGCCTTAAACTTTTCTGGACCAACTTTATTCCTGTGCTTGTCTTTTAATTCGCGACCATTTGATGTAAATAGTTCTTTTAAAACACTCAAATCCATGTAATCCTCCTAACTTCTTGTTATTATTGAGATACTATTATCTCTATTTTAATTATACAGGATCCTTGGTAAGCTTGTCAAGCTTAAAAAGATAAAAAAGTATAAAATGTTAATAATGTTTTTAGAGGAGTAAAGTTACGCAAACGCAGAGCCAAAAAACTTTCAGAAAAAAAGTGCTTTTTTTATTAAAAGTAAAAAATAGAATTTACTTGACAAGTTGATTAAATTATGATATGATAGAGATATGGAGGATGAAGTATTATGGAAGAAGAAGTTCAGAGTCTAGAATTACTTGAGTTACATCAACGACTTATATTAAAACATAACATTGATTTATCTCAAAGATGTATTAATATTGATGGTGATATAGAAGACTATAGTTATACAAAATTAGATAAGCAATTGAAAGTATTGGAGTTTAAGAATGAACCTATTACAATCTACATTAACAGTTTTGGCGGTTGTCTGCTTACTCAGTTCGCTATTATTGATAGGATACACAGTAGTCCATGCGTTATTAATACCGTTGGGACTGGAGTTGTTATGTCAGCTGCAATTGGTATCCTTGCTGCTGGTCAGCATAGGGTTGTTACTAAGTTTACTACTCTTATGCATCATGGATTAATATACAATAGTCCAATGAGTAAGGTAGGAGATCACGAAAATGAAATTAAACATTGTAAGGCTTTAGAAAATAGAAGATTTAAGTTTTTAGCTAGTGTTACTAATAAGCCATATAGCTTTTGGAGCAGTACTGGAAAACATCATGATCATTACTTTGATGCAGAACAAGCATTAGAATATGGATTAGTACATGAAATCCAATAAAAAGTTAAGTCACTATAATTTTACTAATTGTAAACCTATTGGTGAATATTCTAATAAAGATATCAAAGAGTTACAATCAATTTTTAATAAAAAATTAAAGAAAGTTGGATATAATAATATAGAATTTAGGATGAGATTCTCTAAAAGATTGAGATGGGATTACTATAAAACTAAAGAAACATTTTTTATGGTACAAAATGAAACTAGTAATTATCTAGAAGTTATTGAAATCTTTAGTAATAATGCTATGATGAATGAGAAATATAGAAATGTATTACAATCTTATGTTAATACAGGAAGTATCCCAATATCATGTAAGTTAGTAGGATTCTTAGGATCTCCCAAATCTGTCTATGAATATCTGTATAAAAATTTTAGTAAAATGCTAACATATGTTAATGAAGAGTGGCCAAATGAAAGAAATAGATGAAAAAAAGAATGAACAAATTGACATACAAGAAATCAATGGCCGAACACAAATTACATTTAAAAAAGCTATACTTAAAGGTAAAGTTAGTCAAAATGATTTACTCAATACTATTTTTATTGCCGCTAAGATGCAAGGCGAATATTTGGTTAAGAAACTTAGCAGGGGAGCTCCTTTAGATAATGCTGAAGTTAAGCAATTGAAGGATTTAGCAGAAATAGCTAAATTAGATATACAAATTGATACCAAACAACAAAATCCTAGTGAATCTATTGCAATTGAGGGAATAAAGTCAGCTTTATACTTAAGTTTAACTGAAAAATTGAAATCTGACTAGAATATTAGCTATAAAGTATTGGAGAGTAATTACAGTGTAAAGAAACTGGAACTCTCCCTCCTTTAAAGCGTAATATGGTGGAAACCTCAATTGTCTATTCAAGATTTAGTTAACATTCGCGAACTACAGGCCAATGATCTTAATTTCATATTATCCTCATCTATACAATCTCTTACATCTTATATAAATTCAACTTACAAAGGTTGGAATAAATCAAATCTATATCAACATTTAGAACAATTAATATTATATGCTTTAAATCATTGTAATTATTCTATATTTATTGCTTGTGATATTTCAGATAGTGATCATATAATAGGTTATATAGTAGCAGATGTCACAAAAAATCATATATTTTTACAATATACTAAATATGCCTATAGGAAATTAGGCATACAAAAACATTTATTGTTACCGCTGGTTGTAGATACTAATAATCCAATAAGTTGTAATTGGAATACTAAAGAGATGGTTAGGTTTAGTAAAGAAGGTAAAGTACATATACAAGATAAATTTATAGAAAGTTTAATGAAATGAAGATTAAAAGAATATATTGTTCAGTGGCTATATTGTCTAAGGGACATACCATGAATTTTGATAGCGATAAACACAAAATAGAATATCTTCCAGAATATAGGGCTTATTTGATAGATGACAATTTATTAATACATGATCATAAAGTTAATGAAGTTATAGTAGAATTAGAAGAAATCCCAGTTAAACAATTAAAAATTGCTAAGGTTAAATAATGTGCTTAAAGAACTTGAACAACTTTATAAAATCGCTCCTCTATACCGTGAGCTTTTTGATAAACAGCTTGAGTTTGCTCTTAGTCCTAGTCGCTTCATTGCCGCTGTTTGTAGTCGGAGGGCTGGCAAGACTACTGTATGTGCTGTTAAAGCCTTTCAAGAATTGCTCAATCGTCCAAATAGTATTGGAATCTATCTTGCACTTACAGATCGTTCTGTTGAAGATATTTTTATGCCTGCAGTACTTCCGCTCGTCAGTAAATATAAAATTAAATGTAAAGTGAATAGAGATGAAATCATATTCGATAATGGATCAAAATTACTTATATGCGGGGCGAATCATACTCACAAAATCGAGACATTTCGAGGGATTAAATTATTATTCTGTATCATTGATGAGGCCGCGTCTTTTAATGAAAAGATATTGCACTACCTTATCGATGAAATTATTGGCCCAGCTCTATCCGACTTGCAGGGACAACTTATGCTTATTGGTACACCCGCGGCACATTGTACTGGGATGTTCTATGATGTTACAACCGGCACAGAAGATGTTTGGCTAACAAAAAAGTGGACAGCATATGATAATCCTTTTATGAAAGAGAATTTTGGTAAGGATGCTGAACTCTTCATGAAACGTAAACGATGTGACCAGACTCATCCTAAGTTTCGAAGAGAATATTTAGGAGAATGGTGTACTGATGATGAATCTTTAATGATTAAACCATTTTATATAGGTTTTCCCTCTACTACATACAATAGTGATTTATGGAGAAGCTGTATCGGGGTAGACTTTGGTTTCAACGATGAGACTGCTTTTAGTGTGATCGGTTGGGAACGTAATAATCCCCAAGCTTATGTCCTTGAAGTTTATGGTAAGGCCGAAATGTCAGTTTCTGCTATAGCATTGGAGCTCAAAAGACTTAAAGAATATTATAAACCAATAAAGATTGTTGGTGACCCGGCTGGAGCTTCTAAGATAATGATGAGTGAATTTCTTGATAAGTATAAAATCTTTATGGAACCTGCTCAGAAACAGAACAAGGCTCATTATATTGAAATCTTTAATGATGCTTTGGTTAATGGCGTTCTATTACTACATCCCGAAAAGACTAAAGAACTTCAAAAGGAAATGAAGAAAGTAGTTTGGAATGAAGAACGAACTAGAGAAATGGAAGGCATGAAGTGTGACCAACTTGATGCTACATTATACTGCTATAGAGAAGCCTTGGCTCATATAGAAAAAATAAAGGTCATTGAGATACTTACTGATAAACAAAAAGAAGACAAGTTTCTTAAGATGCAAGAAGATAAAGATATGGTAGATATTCAGGCTAAAAAGGGAGATCCTTTTTATGATGATATTGCTTATATAATAAATGATAATCATTGGTAAGGAGATTAAAAATGAGTATAGGTTCAGATGCTAAAGACGCTAGATATCCTGACTGGATTGACAGTAAAAAGGGTGAAATATATATAGCTGCTTTTGCTCAAGCAAGAGACTTTGATGACAATATGGCTTCTGGTATTAACGCACCGTCACTAGCTGGATTAAGACAATATACTGGGCGAGGCATTCCATCATTACACAGTGCTGGTTTAAATGGTATTGATAGTTCTGCTCAATTAGGTGTTTCTTCTGGAGCGCTTAAAGTTAATTTTAATGTTACTGCGTCTATTATTGATACACTTACCGCTAAATTAGCTAGTATAAAAGCAGTTCCTCAAGCAGTTACATTTAAAGGTAATTCTAAGGGACGACAATTAGCTGATGATCTTAATTTTCTATTAAAAGGGATATTTCATAAATATAATCTTAGTCATATGCTTAATCTTGCTTTTAGAGATGCAATGATAAATAGAGTTGGATATCTTAAAGTTATTAAAGAAGAGGGTGGAATCTGTATAGATAAAGTTTATTCAGATGAGATCATTATTGATACAGCAGATGGATATTATAACAATCCTTATAAGATGTTACATAGAAAGCCTGTTCCTATAAAAGTTATGTTGGAAAAATATCCTCAATTTGAAAAAGAAATAAGAGACTCTCAAATACAAGAAGTTAGACAATATAATACAAGAACTTATACACCCCATGTAAATGTTATTGAGGGTTGGTGCAAAAATACTTACACTCCGGGTGGAAGGCACTTTATCTCCATAGAAAAAGCTGACTTACTTGATGAATCATGGGATAAAGATTATTTTCCTATAATTAAATGTGAATATAACGAACCAGCTTTAGGGTGGATGGGAGCATCTGTAGTAGATGAATTACATCCTTTGCAATCTGAAGCTGATAGAATTATGATTGTTATGCAAGCTATTATGAAAATAATGAGTGTACCAAGAGTATTTATAGATTCAAATGCTAATGTTAATAAAAATCATATAACTAATAAAGTTGGTCTGATACTTGAATATGATGGAAAACAAGGAGTTGCCCCTATAATTCATAATGGAGCAGCTATGCCTCCAGAATTAATGCAACAATTAGAATTCATTATTCAACAATGCTATGCTCGAGTAGGTTTAACTCCAATGGACACTCAAGGACAACAACCAGTCGGCTCTGGTAATACTTCTGGAGAAGCTCTAAAGACAATGACTGATATTAAGTCAGAACGCTGGGAATTATTACAAACTAATTATGAACAAAAACATGTTGAATTAGCTCAAGTGATACTTAATGAACTTAAAGGTGAAAAGATCAAGATTACTGCAATGGATAGAGTAATTGGACTTAAAGAAATCAGTACTAAAGTAATTCCTAAAACTGAAGGATCTTACGTACTTAAAATATTTCCAGTATCTTCTATGCCTAAATCTATTCCTGATTTAATGGATAGTGTTGAAAGAATGGTTAATTTAGGATTAATACCTAAATCTAAGATGTATGATTTATTTAATATACCAGATTTAGATGCAGAAGTTGCTATGTTATCTGCTCCAATGAGACTTATAGATAAAAAATTAGATGAAATGATGGATACAGGTAAATATTGGCAACCAGAACCATATTATGATTTAGATTACGCAGCTCAAGCCGCTATTCAACACTATAACTGGGCTGAGCTACATGATGAACCAGAAGATAAATTAAAATTACTTCGTAGATTTATTAAAGATGTTCAAGCACTTATAGCACAACGTATACCACCAGCTCCAGTTCAACCTGTAGCTGCACCACAACAACCAACTCAAGGAGTACAACAATGAGTGAAGCGGTAATTGAATCAAAAACTGAAGCGATTAGTGAACCTAAAGTAGAAATTAGTGAAAAAGATCAAGCATTTAAAGCTAATTTCGAAAAGATTGCTAAGCAAGAAAAGTATAATAGTGAAACAAGAAAACAATTAGAAGAAAAGCGTAAGGCATTTGAAACAGATAAAGCTGAATTAGAAAAATATCGTCAATTTGATAAAGAGTTACAACATGATCCTTTAAGTGTACTTGAGAAATTAGGATTACCTTTAAATAAGATTAGTGAATTAGCTCAAAGACGTAATCAACCACAAAATCCTGAAGCTAGACAAGCTTTAGAAATTGCTAAGAAATTAGAACAAGAATTACATCAAGAAAGAGAGAAAGCTAAACAAGAGCGCCTCTCTCAAGAAGAGATTAGACTTAATGCTAATATCTCTAAACAAATTAAAGATGATGGATATGATATTCTTGAACATTTAGATGCTCAAAATTCTGTAAGAGAATATATGGAAGAATATTATAATGAAACTGGAGAAATTCCAACAATTAAAGAAGCTTGTGATGCTATTACTAATTCTTTAGTTGAAAAAATATCAAAAGTAAAAGATTCTAAATGGCTAAAACCAAAGGAAGTTTCTAAAGAAATCTCAGAAAATATAATTAATTCAGAACCAAAAACTCTTACTAATAAAATGGTACAATCTGCTCCTAAAGAAGTTAAGGCTAGATCTGAAGCAGAACGGTTACGAGATGCCATCGCAATAATGAATAATAAAAAATAGTTTTGGAATGTTTGCTATACAATTATACAGGCACTCAACGCAATTAGTGTTTCATACCTATCACACCCAAGTGAAAGTATTTTACGGATAAGGGAAGTTTTCTCAATAAATTTTCTAAAGAAAAGATATAGTATCTTTCTTTCGTAACATATACAAACCTAGTTATCATCTCACAAGGATTATAACATCGTTTTTCATTACAAGGTGTTTGCCACATGGCTCAAGCTGACTTAACCTCCGTCGCGGCAGCGTTTAAAACTCTGTATCCGTCCGAAGCAATCAAAAATTTAGTTTACAAACGTAATCCTTTCTTCGCTTTAGTTCCAAAAGATGAAACATTCTATGGTGCTTCTTCTACTGAACCAATCACATTTGGTACTCCTCAAAATAGATCTAGTACATTTAGTAATGCTAATACTGTGAACACAACTTCACAAATTAAAGCTTTCTTATTAACTCGCGTTCAAAATTATTCAATGGCTGCTATCAGTAATGAAGCAATGTTAGCTTCTGAATCTGATAAAGGTGCTTTCTTAAAAATTGCTAAATATGAAATTGATAATGCTTTATTAGCTTTAACTCGTGCTATTTCCACTCAATTATATCGTTCCGGTACTGGTTCTATTGCTCAATTATCTTCATCTGCTACTGTTAATAGTTCTTCAACTTATGTCGCTTTAGCTCAGCCTGAAGATATTGTTAATATTGAATATGGTATGAACTTAGCTTTTTCATCTGCTGATGGTGGATCTTTAAGAGCTTATGTTTCAACTTATGCTTTTGTTATTTCTATCGACCGTCAAGCTGGATCATTCTTATGCTCGGCTACTGTTGGTGGTTCTGCTACTGCTCTTAGTTCTTTAGTTACTTCTGTTGCTGCTTCTGACTATGTTTATGCTAACCCTGGTGACTTAAATGCAGTTATTAGTGGTCTTAAAGCTTGGCTTCCTGGTACTTCTGTTGGAGCTACTACATTCTTTGGTATTAATCGTACTTTAGATAAGACTCGTTTAGCTGGTATTGACTATAATGGTTCAAGCCAATCTATCGAAGAAGCTCTTATTGACGGTGCTGGTTTAATAGCTCGTGAAGGCGGAAACCCTGACCATTGTTTTGTATCATATAAAGACTTCCGTAACCTTGTAAAAGGATTAGGATCTAAGCAACAATTCGTTCAATATGTTGACGCTAGAGTTGAAGAGCCAGAAGTTAATATTGGTTTCTCTGCACTTATGTTAAATGGTCCTAATGGCCCTATGAAAGTTATTCCAGATCAAAACTGCCCAGCAGGATCTGCTTTCTTATTACAAATTGATACTTGGAAATTAAAATCTCTAGGTGAAGCAGTTCGTTTATTTGATGGTGATGGTTTAACTATGATTCGTGACCCGAATGGTGACAACCTTTTAATCCGTTGTTTCTCTTATGCTCAATTGAGCTGTAGAGCTCCTGGTTGGAATGGTGTAATTACTCTACCTAGCTAATAATCCTAGCTAATGGGGCTGGCCTAAAGACTGGCTAGCCCTTTTTATTTATAAAGGACACGAAAATGTTTATTATTCGATTTATTAAATTCATATTTAACAAAATTAAAGCTTTTTTTGTAAAAAAGGCTGACCCAATAATTGTAGCTGCTAACGCTGATGTTAAGAAAGTGGAAGTAGCTGCTGCTGCTGTTCAAGTTCAAGCTGAAGCTGCAGTTGTTGAAGTAAAAAAGGAAGTATAATACCATGGCTGAAAGATATTTTAATCAGTTCAAAGGATCATTAGAGAAGGGTGTAGTTACACTATACTCTAACTGGACTATTGGTTCTTCTGGAGCTGTAACACTTACTACAAGTACTACTAATGGCGTTAATCAAAATAAAGGTATTCAATCTGTTGTAAGAAATAGTACTGGTAACTATACTATTACTTTTGGAGATGCTACTAATAGTGTTACTGATAATTATTTCAGAATACTTCAATGTAATATGCAATATTTATTAGCTACTTTAACTGCTATTGGGCCACAATTCCAAATTATTTCTAGTTCAGTAAGTACCGGTAGTTTTATAGTTCAATTCTACTATAATGATGCTGGAACTATTACAGTTGTTGACCCAGAATCTGGATCACAAATATTCCTAGAAATAATTCTTAAACACGGTAATGTCTAATGAAAATAGATGCTAAGGCTCTAGCTCAAGCACATGCTAGACAAAAAATGAATAGAGAACTTGGTAAAGAAGGTGGAGAATCTATTAAAGAACAAGAGAATATGGGAGACAATATTAAACATATGTTATCTTTCATTGAATCTGTTCATAGTAAAGATCCAGAAGCTGCACATGAACATATGATGAATTATGCTAAATCTGTTCATGAGAAACCTTCTAGTCCGCAAGAGCGAGAATAACTTAACTTATAAGTTATTATTTACTATAATAAAATAAACTAATAGGTTATAAATGCAATTTACTATACAAAATATAACCGATAATGCCATTGATTTGGCAGATATGCGGAATTCTCAATTTATAGACCAAGTCGGCACTAATCAAACTCTTTCATCAGAGTTATTGCGTTATGTTAATTTGGCCTATAGAGATTTATATCAACAAATAGTATTAAGTAAAGAATTCTACTTTACTACTACATCCACAATTAATGTAGTTGGTGGTACAGATACTTATGCATTACCTACAGATTTTTATAAATTAGATGGTGTA